ACATGTATCCCAAAACCTTTTGTTTTGCACTTTTATGTGTGTCTTTTTACTTCTTTTATGGAACCCCCGTCAGCTTTCCTACTATTGCTGGCAGTGTCGTCCAAACCACTGGATATGCCGTTTCTTTAGTGGCATGGTTCACTCTTGATGCTATTCCGTACGCCTACTCCCTAATCGTGGCCGCGTACGTTGCCGCCTCCACTTGGGACAAACAGGCTTTTGCACGGTGGTGCTTGTCACTACCTGCCTCCTGGCTGTTCTATGTCTATGGCCTTGCTCGCTCCTACTTGACGTGTCCGCGTCAGGAAACGTTTCTCTTTTTCTGGAGTTACCCCCAGTCAACGTACTGTGAGTGGTACAACTCCCACTATGAGCGTTATCGAGCCCTCTCGGCCCTTGATTGCAGCATTCTGCTGACCATCGCCGTCATCTGCTCCTTAACTGCTCTGTGCTTGTACCTTAGGTACCTCTTCGACACCCGTTCTACTCGTGTTCGGGAGTTGTGGGCAAGTTGGTTATCGCCATTTTTCTATGGCAAACCATACCCCCACCCCATGTGCCTTAAGACGTACAGAGAGACGTTCCAGACGACCGTCATGCCGGAAGTCAAGCCCCATGAGGCTCACTCTCATGGCCAGGCTGCCGCCTTCCGTGCCTCTGCAGGAGCCTTCATGCGCAACGTCGCCACTGCGATTGCTCACGTCCCCTGGTCTTACCAGATGTCTGCGACTGAGCAGCGTAACGGAGCTCTGGGGTCCAGATTCCCTGTTTGGGTAAAGGACCTCAATGCAGATCTACAGAGTGACCCCCTTCCTGAGAATGCTGCCGTGATGATGGTAGACGTCGACTATTATGTTGACATCCCACGGTGGATTGCTTCAAACTTTATGCCCCACATGTTCTTTACTTTCCAGCCGCAGACAGCCGGTAACTCCCTTAGTGAGTTCGCGTATTCCTTCAAAGATAACGTTGTGACTTACGAGGTGAAAGGAGGAGGTAGGTATTCCCACGAAGTCTGGAATTTCCAGCAGGATGCCATTTCTTCCACTCTATACCTCTTTGGAGTGATCCCTGTCTCTCGTGCCTCCTATTTGGTTGAGCGCCGCGCCGCCGGATGTGAACATGAGGTTGTTCTACTTATACCACTCAATTCGTGGTCCTGGTGGAACACCTGGGTTTCGCTCCTTTTTGTTGCTGAAAACCCATTGAAGCGATTCAACTTGCAGGCTGGTTCTCACAACCGCCTCCGCATCCACAACAACTCGGGAATTCGTATGTCCACCGCCCAGGTGGGCTCCACCACCAGCATCACTATCCCCGTCTCTGTCGACGAGGAGATACTGACTGCTGCTCGCATATCCAAGACTGAAATTGCCTACCCCACCGTCGCCCAAATGCTTGGCGCTCATAGGATCGAGGACCTCTCAGGTTCCAAGACCTTAACTGAGTTTGCCAGATCCAAAGCTAGCGGCGGTGACGTGCGCGCTTGCGTCCCCGACCTGAATCATTACCAGTACACCGGACCACGTTTTGACCCAGATGCCAAGAACTCCCTGGTGCCTTTCATGAAGCCACTCGCTCTGCCTGCCTTCGCCCCGAAGGTTTGCTTTGAGAACGAGGACAAGATGGCCAAAGGTAGAGTTACGGCAGTTCAAAACGATGAGATGCCCCTGACTCTGAAAATGAATGACCTCATCAACGAATTTATTGAGCAATTCATCCCAGATGACTTGGCTCACACGTTTCATCCCGTGACGTTTGATGAGGTCCTGGAGCGCCAAGCACGCCCTTCCCAGAGACGTATCATAAACGCCTCTGAGTTCAGTCACACTGCCGACAATGCCTTGTTGGAGGGCTTCATGAAAAAGGAGCCCAAGCCTGACGCTGGCCACCCTCGCCCCATAGTCATATATGAGGGCGACACTAAGGTCAGATACTCTCAGTTCACGTATGCCTTAGCCGAGTACCTCAAAACCCAGGATTGGTACGCCTTCGGCAAGTCTCCTCTTGAGATAGCCTATCTCATTATGGGAAAATGCGACCGGTCATTTACCGCCGTAACCAGTGATGGTAGTCGGTGGGATGGCCGTGTCAGTAATATTCTACGTGAGCTTGAGGCCCGTATCTTGACCCGCTTTTTCTCTGTGACCTACCAAGAACAGGCACTCCGCCTTCATAGGAAACAGTATAAGCGAAAAGTGCGCACTCCTGCCGGTGTCCAGTATGAGTTAGAGTACTCAAGGGGGTCTGGTTCCCCAGAGACCGCTGTTTTTAATAGCATTGAGAACAAGTTCATTGCTTTCGTTGCACACCGCACGCATGAGACTGCGGAGTTCGATAGCCCGGGCCCAGCCCGAGCCTACCTTGCTCCCGGAATCTACGGTGGTGATGATGGTGTCACTTTTAATCTTGACGCCCGTGAACTTGTCGCTGCCGCATCCAGTGTTGGCCAGTGTTACGCCTCTGAAACACGTGGTAGAGGAGAGAGCATCAAGTTCCTGAGTAGGTCTTTCAGCCCCAAAGTTTGGTTTGGTTGCACCGACTCAGCATGCGACCTAGATAGGTCCATGAGGAACTTCAATTGCACCACTAACCTCCCGCCTGGCGTGACTCCAATCATGAAGCTGATCCAGAAGGCCCGAGCCTACTCCTTGACCGATGCAAACACACCTTTCATAGGTGAGTTTGTTACGGCAGTGCTCGAGGTTGCTGGGTCTCTCGCTGATATGGATGACGACTCTGCTTTAGAACCCATGGTCTCGTGGAATTCTCGCATTCCAAAAGATCTGCAGTACCCAAATGAGGTTGATGACAATGATCTTTCTTGGATCAATGCCCCTCCAGACTTCGACGCCCAAAGCTTTCGGACCTGGATCGCCTCGGTGGTCAACTCCTATGCCACGACTGAGGAGAAGCTAACCATGTTTCTGAGTCCCCCATACTGTGACTCACGACAGCTTCCCGTCGTCGCTCCAGAGGCCGCCGTTGTCAACGACCAACTGCATCCAAAAGCCCCTCAACCCCCACCCCCCTCACCCGAAGCTGCCGCACCATTGCTGGTTGTGAAGCCGATTGCTCCCCCAGCGGCCCCGGTACCCGCACCCAAGAAGACGTTTGTCCCTTGTGCCAAGTGCGTTGGTCTAGGGAAGCGTGCGACGCACAGCGCAGACCACTGTTGGGCAGACAAGCCCCCAGCAGAACGCGCTAAGCTCATGGAGGAGCGCAAGGCCGGCGTTAAATGCCCCAAGTGCCTTGCCGCTGGGAAGAAGGCTGATCACCCTGCTGAGAAATGCTGGGCCGACAAGTTAGGCCCGCCCAGACCTAGACCTAAGAAGAAATAGACACTCAGACCCTGACCTCCAAGTCGTTAAACTGGTGGTGGTGTCGGACCAAACCCGACTTCCCCGGAGATGGGTACCGGGCTATGAATTTCTTTCTTTACCCCCATCCTTCACGCTGCCTTATAGATGTCTTCCAATCGCAAGCCTCGGGCAGCTTCAAAGCCCCAACAACCCGCCCTCCCGAAACGGAGAAGGGCGAGGAGAAAGCGCAATCGAAACCGCAAACCCGCCATCCCCGCCAAGCCTATGGGCCTCGGTGTTTCCACCAATCAAGTGGCTGCTGCAGCGGCGTATTCGACCGGCCAGAGATCACGGCAACCCAGAATTACTTCGGCCCGGGACCAGGTTCGTATCATACACAGAGAGCTTATTTCCTCTGTTGTAGGTACCACCAATTTCACCCAGGGCGCTGTGTTCCCACTCAATCCAGGCCTCGCCACCTCATTCCCCTGGCTCGCTTCTCAAGCCCAAGCCTGGGAACGTTACAGGTTCAACTCACTCAAATTTGAGTACTTTACCAGGACCGGGACTCAAGTCCCAGGCTCTGTCATGCTCGTCCCTGACTATGACGCTGCCGATGAAGCTCCTATTTCGGAGACGGTAGCCTCCAGTTATGAGGACGTTGCGGAGGATGCTCCTTGGAAGGACATCGTCTGCACTCTCCGTCCTGCTGCTCTTCACGCGCTAGGGCCGACGAAGTTTGTTCGGTCTGGCGCTCTTGGCTCTAATCAGGACGTGAAGACCTATGACTCTGGTAATCTTTTCCTCTTTACCACTGACGGCACTGCTGTCAACTGGGGAAAACTTTGGGTTGAGTATGACGTCACATTGATGACTCCCCAATTGAATCCTGTTGGTGCTTCGAATCCCCTCTCCTTTCACGCTACTGGCGTGACCCCCACTTCGGCGTCCCTTCTTGGTACTGCTACAACGCAGCCCAACTCTACGCCCTTTGTCAGTGTCAATGCTGAGACGATAACTTTTGCCACTGCTGGCAAGTTTCTCGTATCGTACACTGTTTCTGGAACTACCGCGACCATTGCTGGCCAACCAGGGTTGACTGGCGGCGGCACCTACCTTCCAATCGATGGGTTCACTGGTGCCCTCGCTGCAGGTTCAGGCACTGCCTCCATGACTATCACGTCCTTCGTGAATGTCCCACAGGGCGGCCTGATGACCTTTGACAACACCATTGTTGCCGGCACGACGTCTGACCTCCTCGTCTGCGTCCTCCCCACCGGTTTCCAATGAGCCCTTTCTCTTTGGGTGTAATCCGGATCCACCCATAATCTTCGATCCGGGCCCTCATCTTTATACTTGTACTGCGTAGTGCTCACCGCACTAGTACTCTTTCTGCTCCAGAGAGCACGCAGACACTTTCACTGAACCCTTGGTGACCCTAACTCCTAGAACTCTGGGTGAACACTGTTCTGTTGTTTGGGTTGCTTCGAGGGTAGGATACTGAGAAAACCAACATTAATATAAAG